TCGTCCACCAACCTCTTCAAGCCTCCCACGGTCATCTCCTTCTCACCGGTGATGAACTGTGTGTCATACCCATCGAGGATCGTCTTCGACTTCTCGTCTGCCAGCCAGCTGTCCCCGAGAGCAATGAAGAATGCGGCTACCGGGTCCATCCTACCAATGAATCCGAGGGCCCTCATGTGGTACCCTGCCGCCACAATGTCCGCAAATTCTTTATCGTTGCGTTGCGCCGTCGTTATCTTCGCTCCTGATGTGCCCAATGATCTGAGCACGTCCGGGCACCACACTCCCCTCTTCGCGCATCCGTCAATGAAGAGTATGTGAGTCCCAATGAACTCAAGCCGGTCCGGCTTCTCTTTCGTGCCGATGACGAAGCGCAGTTTAGCTGTCAGCCCAATCGACGCAAACCTCGCAACGATGTCCTTCTCCTCATCTATGAGGGTCCTCTCGCCGTGTGCTGCCAAATCGTCCCCTTCAACAAAAGGACGGAAGTACACTTTCTTCTTCGCATCTTTCAAGCTCTTGAAGACAAAACTGAAGTCTTTGAGCTCCTTCTTCTCGAAAATAGCTTCGGGATTAGCCACGATGCAGCACAACGTCGCCCTCATTTCTTGCAGGAAATTGCCCGAGCTCGTCCGCTTGTTTCCAGAATCCCTGAAGATGGCCTCGATGACTATCCTGATGTTCTTGTCGTCGACCGTCTTGAACATCATCTTCAGGGTGGTAAAGCCGCCTTGATACTCTGCGAGAACATCGTCAAATTTCTTCCAGGCCGTGTTGGCCGCCTGGCCGATGTGGTGGAAGATGTGAGTGATCAGGTCCACCTCTCCGACAAGCAAACCGTCACACGTATTGTCCTCCGGGTTCTTCTTCATCCGCTCGTGAATGTCAAATTTTGTCTGGTCGATCTCAATTCCGCACATTTTGAGGAAGAGTTTCTTGTTCCTTCTTGTGACCGACCTTTCCTCTGAGAAGCACTTGCACAAGGTGTCGAGCACCTCATCTCGTGGTCTGTGCTTGATTGAGCACTCGTCGAAGTAGTCGAACAGTATCTTCTCAAAGACGTGGACAACGAGGGTATTCGCAATCGTGCGCCCAAAACCCTCATTTATGACAATTCTCGCCTCCTTTCCTGGCTTCACCGTGAGCTCCTTCTTGATGTTGGCCTCCAAGCACTCAAGTGCAACCTCGCCCATCAGCTTTTGCATCTCCTGAACGAATTTTTCCTGGCTCAGCTTTGCGTTGCCGAGCAACTCAACGATCGGGGAGTCCGCAAACGCCTTCCTAATTCTCTCGGGTGTGAAGACTTTCTTCTTCAACGCCTTGTCGAAGGCGGTCATCCTCTGCCGCATGTCTGCTGGTGGGCTCCACTTTGAGTCCGGGACAAGGCGGGTTGTCGCCGCGTGCAACTTGTTAATTTTGTCCTTCGTGTCAAAGTGGCACAATGGCGTGAGAGAGGGGCCAGTTAGCACACATGTACCATCAGCGACCCCCCTTACCTCCTCCACGCCAATCCCGGGCCGGTACGTCATCTTTATCAGGTCGTTCCACTCAGAAGGTGGACGCCGCAAACCGTCCGGGAATTTCTTGTCAAGGCCAATGTTCGCGAGTGGGCCGGCACCCACCCCATGTACCCTCACCGATGGGACACAACCTTGCTCCTGTGAGAGTGTCTCCTGTTGAATGTTGGCCGTGCCATGACGCCTCGTGTCCTCATCTGATGGAACTGGTGGTGGTGGTGGTGCTGATGGACTTGGGAAATCCTGCATCTCATAATCTATAGCAGGACCAGCCCAGCAGTTTCCTGTATACTGGTTGAAGTGCGTGCGCCTCGTGAGATGGTAGACAGCCATCATAATTGCATGCAGTGTCGCGTCCACCAGGAAACCATAGAAGCCCGAAAAGAACGTCTTCGCTATGTAATGAATGGTTCCCGAACTCACGATGAGGCTTATGTACTTGCGGAACGGGTGGTGCGACTCAACCAACCTGGCCTGGGCCAGCTGAGCGTACATCGGCATCAGTGTGAGCAGTGCCTCGCGCTTCAATGTGAAGTCTTTTGATGTCTTACCTTCCAAAAAGGAGGTTGTCGCCACCTGGAGGTTCTTCTTCGCATTGCCCTCCTTCATAGAATGCCCCACGTCAAACGACCACCAAATCTCTTCATCGCATTCAACCAACACGGGCTCCGCAGGAGCCACGAGTCGGCTAAAGCAAGTCCAATGTGGCTCGCACTGTGGGCACCTACTCGGCACGTAGACCCAGATTCTCTTTCCTTTCTTGACCCGGCCTTTAAGACCGTCCACCAATGCGCGATTACACATGCAGAAGCGTGGCTTGTGGATCAGGGTGTCAGCCAATCGTGTGACAGCCCTGTCCTCCGCTGTCGCGGCCATCTGCGATGGTATTTCGAACATCTGTGGCGCGTACGTCTCAATGACGAAGTCAATCAGGAAAATGAAATCTTCCTGGAGTCCGCGCACCCATTCTGCGACGAGGTTGGCGAACTTGCCCGCTCTCGTGTCCTCCCATTCATACGGGGGAATCTCTTCTGCAATGAACTCATCGGCTCCTGTGTCAACGACCAAGTCGTCGCCAAAGTACATGCTCTCCGCGATAGGGACGAGTACGTGAGTGACCGCGGGCGGTCCCTGTCGCAGTTGACGCAAGAAGCCGGACTTGAAGTGAGC